GATGGGCCAAAGGTCATAAGCCTCCAATCCCAATTCGAGAAAAAGCATTCAAGATTCTTCCAGAGTATGAGGATGATGTAAGGGAAGTCTTTATCCGACAACTCCGATCAATGGGATGGACTCCCGAAGACATTAAGAAAGAGCTTAAGATGCTTCTCCCGAAATAACAAACGGCCAATCCTGGAGAGAAGAACAGAATTGACCGAATGCTAGAAAGGAATAGATCACCTCCAATCCAAGGAGTGAGATGAACAAAAAGAGATTATCACTGAATATCATTCAAGTCAATCAAGTTGATCTCCACTTTATTCTCCTCTAGATACTCTTGTCCTCTTCGATCATACTTGGAAGAGATGGGGAAGAAGACTTCCTTTATTCCCGAATGATGGATCAATTTAGCGCATACCATACAAGGCGCGGTCGTAATGACTAGGGAACATTGATCAACGGAGATTCCTTTCTTAACTGCATTCATCAACGCGTTCGCTTCGGCATGATGACAGCCAATCTCAATATGAGTCCCGCTCTCAATCTTCAAGTCGTTCCTCTCACATCGATCTCCTTTACAGAGTGATCCCGCGGCTCCTCTTGGTGGTCCATTGAATCCCATTGAGATCGGATTGTTTGATTGGTCAATGATGATCGCTCCCACATTTCCTCTACAACATGGAGATCGATCGGATAAAAGGAGGGCATGATAATACCAGTGTCTAGAAAACTCAGACTTCATTGATCAACTCCATGATCTCTTTGATTCCATCCAGTCCAAATAGAATCGATTGAACTTCCTTCGCATAATCTTGAATCTCCACTTGAGAATGCGAATCCATCCTAAGATCTAAGAAGTGGAGGAGAGCTTGGAAAGATACAGTCCAATAGCATTCCGAGTATAGAGACAAAGGAAGGATCATCCGAGCTTGTTCTTTGCATACTCCAATCTCAATCAATTCTTTGTAAAGGTCGTGACATTGATCAAGGACTCCAAGATACTTCCGAGAGATTATCTCATTCTCATCCGATTCAAAAGGAGAGCCGCTTCCCTGTTTTACGGATCCGCTCGGTTTAGATCTCCACGCTTCAGGACAAAAGAACTCATAATCAAATTGAACATATCTTCCCGAGATCTCATTCCAAGAACATCCGACTTGATGTTTCATCCATTGACGAAGGACAAAGATTGGAGCTTTGATGTGGAAAGTAAAATGAATATGTCGAAAAGGAGAAGTGTGTTTATTCTCCCAAAGATATCGGATCAACTTAAGATCCTTCTCTTCGATCTTCTCAATCTTCTTTCCAAATGATACCCGAGCCGCGTTCACAATCTCCTCAGCTCCTCCGCTTTGATTCACTAGCTTAACAAAGCCTATCTCTTCTCCATGTTCTGGATAGTCTCGACAGCTGTCAATCTTTCTCTCATTCGGTTTACTTCTGTCCATATTTCGATACGTCCTTCTTTACATGACTCCGTTTGAGTCTCTAAGTTTTTTTGAAGGAGATCGATCGCTTTGGATAGTCGCTCAATTTGTTCAACTGTCTTTCCAAAGGTTCGCGCTCCGTAAAAGATGAAAGAGCCAATCGCTCCTAATAATCCGATCATGTTCCAAATAGACGAAAAGTCAATACTCATTTTAATTCTCCTTAATTTAGTATCTCTTTTATTATATTACTTCCATCCATTGACTCAAGACTCTTTTAGGCCTATGATCTAATATGATATTATATGACCTCAAGGAAGGTGGAAGAATATGTCTAGTAAAGATATATGTTTAAGAGTTCCGATCAAGATGCTTGATGAATTGAATCAGATCTCTAAAAGTGAAAATAGATCCCGCGCTCGTGTTATGCGCGAAATGTTAGAACGTGGCATTAAAGAAAGGAAAACAAATGGGAGTTAATAATTTATCCATAATTGGGAATCTTGGAGCGGATCCAGAGAGCGTCGGATCTTACGACAAAACGATCGTCAAGTTCTCCGTCGGAGTCAATGAAGCAATCAAGGGAGAGAAGAAGACGACTTGGTTTAGATGTGTATCCTTTGCGGCCAAAGCTGAATATCTTCTCAGATCATGTAAGAAGGGGACTCAAGTATATATCGAAGGTCCTCATCGATCGGAAGAGTATGAAGGAAAGACACGATGGACTTTATATGTAAACAAGGTAATCGTCCTGAGTGATCGAAAGGATTCTCCTCATGTCTAAGAAGAAGAAGTCAGAACGACAGCTCCATATTGAAGCAATCGATCTATGGTTAAGGATTGGGATTGAAGTCTTGAGAGATATTCCCGAAGTGTATGAGGAAGTTGAACAACATCTTAATCGGAAGATTGAAGAGATTATCTTTGCCGATCTGGAGGAGTCTAAATAATGAAACTTAAAATAAAAAAAAGAGAAGTTCCTTTGACCTTTGTCGGAACATACACAAGACAAGAGACTCCTGTTTTAACTCTGAGCGCGATGGATGGACTCAAAGCTAATGACTTAATAACCGATCGATTCCGATCTTGGGATAAACTCTTGAAACTCTCCGAGGAAGAAGTGGAGAAGTATTATCAAGATGACATCGGAGCGGCTTATCTTTTCAATTATGTTATTAGAGGATATTTAGAAGAAGTTATAGATAATCACTCCACTCTATATTCTTTTAATTCAGTTGAGAGTACAGTCATTGATTGTCTTGAATCGGGACACTATCTATCATTTTGTCCTAAAAGTGTAATTCATAGAGTTTTAGGAGATTCAAAAGATCCAGACTATAAGATCACTAATTTAATGATTCACGGACTTTCTAAGTTATTGGAGGACAATATAATATTAAGTTATTCTGACGACCTCTCTCATCCGAAAGCAATCAATCACTGGAGTCTATTTCTAACATGAGTAAAGAAGGATCAAACTTAGAAGGATTAGCGGCAAGAGAAGTCTTTTTAGAAACTCTTAATGACAAGGATAAAAGCAATACGCGCGTGAAGAACACAAAGTATACAGCAATCCTAGCTCATCAAATATGTGAACACGTATCAAAGGGGATCCCCATGAGACAAGCGGCTCAAACTTTGGGAATCTCAGAGTCAACCTTCCATCGATGGAGAAGAGAGAAGGACGACTTCGCAGAGATGATTGATCAAGCGATTGGAGTGAGTGAGTCTCGTCTCATTACTGAGATCTCAGTGAATGAGGATTGGAGGGCCAAAGCTTGGATCCTGGAGAGACGCTTTCCCGAGCGATGGAGCAAGAGAGAACAAATCGATATGAATGTCTCCAAGTCGGAAGGACTTGAGGAGATCAAGTTGATGATGAAGCAAACGGATCATCTACTCGGAATTAATAAAAGCGAGGACGGAACAAACGAAGATCCAAATCAAGACGAAAATTAATTCATAGTCAGACATGATATAAACCAAGAGAGATAGTAACATCTCCTTAATACTATAAGCAGACAGGAAAGCAAATGAATCATCATGCAGGCCGCGGATATCGTTTTGAGATGGAAGTCCTCGGGGCCTTCAAAGCGTCGGAGTTGTATGTCTCCAATCAAGAAGAAATGAGGATGATCGCAGGAGAGCGCGGATATTGCGATGGATGGATTGAGGAGAAAGATCCAAGCTTTGAAAAGCCGCTTAAGCTTTGTGAGATCGAAGTGAAGTTGAGGAGTAGCCTTGGGAAGGAACCGAAGGAAGTTCTTATCGATACACTAAGCGAACGATCAGCGAAGTCCTTCCTTCAACACGCTCTCCATAAAGACCGATCCAATCGAAGGAGGATCATCGTACATGGATTTACTATGACTCTGGAGGATCAAAAGTCGGAAGGGATTTCAAACTATGATCAATATGGATGCATTGCAGTTGTGTATCTCCATAAACAATGGAATCGATTTGGAGAGTATCACTTCCGACAAGCGATCCGTTTTTATGATGACTTCCATTCCTTCAATAAAGATCTTTATCAATCGGTCGATTTGGATGAATACTTCGATCGATTGTATGGAGATCAATCCATCCAACCATATCTTGACATGATCAATCAAAATCGACTCCATGAATTGATCTCTTGTATCTCCTTAAAGTTGAGTGATCATGTAGAACAATACTCTACGACGCAAGAGTTGCTCTTCCTCAAGATCCTCAATCATCAAGTATCGATTGGATATGATGTTCCTTTTAAGGGATTAGCTCCAATCCTTAAAAAGCCGAATGCTTACTCATACCTCCAACCTTTTGTTAAGAATAACTGGATCTTGAGGAATGGGAGAAACTACAAGATCGACTTTGAGGCAATCATTAGAGATCTCTTTGTAAGCAAGATAAAAGTCAATACAGCGGACATCCTCCAAAGGATAGGACTCGACTTCAAAGAAACGATTTAGGAGGAGCTATGGATTTACAACTTAACGAGCTACAGCAAAACATAGTCGCAAGGATAAGGAGGAGAGACAGAGTGATCTCTGCGCGATGTGGATGGGGATCGGGAAAGACGAGCGGCCTTGTCTTTGCTTTATGGTTTATCAGTCGAATCAGAGCGGGAACTTCCTCTCTCCTCATAACAGACACTTCTCCAAGATATAGATCCGTACTTGGTCCCGAGTTGCAAAAGTGGCTCGGTCCGCTTGGATGGACTTTTAATTCTTTGGAGATGAAGTGGAGCTGCCCAATCACAGGATCCTCAATATGGTGTCGATCTTACTTCCGACCTGGAACAAGAGAGGCAACTCATAATCCTCTTGAGGGATTGAACATCACAAGCGGAGTTGCGTTGATCGATGAATGTCAGACTTTCCGATCGGATGAGGTCGCTCAAAAAGCTCTCGGTCGTCTTCGCGCGGGTCCATCTCCAATCCTCATCCTCGTCGGACTTCCTGTATCCGATGCTTGGTGGTGTCACTTAGCAGAGAAAGCGGGATACAATCCTCTCCTCTTTACTTCCTATGTAAATCAATCCAACCTTTCGGATGATTGGTTTGAGGCGACTAAGCTCCTTCCCGAAGAGGAGCGGCTCGCGATGGTGATGAATCAGCCTCGTCCTCCAAGTGGATTGATATACAACGAATGGACCGAGAGTCATGTAATCGATGGATTCAAGTACAAGGAGGAGATGACAGGAAGGATCGCGATTGACTGGGGATTTAGGAAACCGAGTGTCCTGATAATGGTTTATGATGAGGAGAGAGAGGCGACTGTTATTCTCCATGAGATCAATCCTCAAGAAGTCACGATCTCCCAACTCTCCAAGCTTATCCTTTCGATCGCGTGGCCTCGCAAATCAAAGGACTCCGCTCCAGGTCCGCGGATATGGTTGGATAGTGGAATTGCGGATAAAGCGGGAGCCGCTCGGAATGATCAAACAGGAAGGACAGCATTTAGAGAGATAATGAAAGCTCCCGATCATGGAGGGATTGGACTTCCTCTTCGATATACGACCGATCCCGTATTGACGAACGTCCTTAACGGAATCCAAAAATTAAAGCGCGCCTTCGCTCGGAAAAAATATCTTTGTACAAGAGAGGTATGGACGAGAGGAGAGAGAGCGGTTGGAAACTCATTTAGAAAAGCAATCCTCTCTTATGGATGGAGTCCGACAAAAGACGAACCGAAGAAGGATGGAAGAGAGGATCCTTTGGACGCTCTTCGATACGATTGTATAATTCATTACTGGAGTGATCTCTCCACTCCATCATACTCTCCAACCTCCCGAGCGAAGAAGTCAGAGAGACGAACTCGGAGGATTGGGAGGAAGGAATCATTTTGAATCATTTGTATTTTATCCAAGACGATGAATCTAAGGACATCAAGATCGGAAGAACAAACGATATAAACCGAAGGATTCAAGAAATTAGAAGAGGCTCCAATCGGTCTTATAGTGTCTTATATGGATTTAAGAACTGTGGACATTTAGAGAGAGAGCTTCACTTGCTTCTCCATAAACACCACATTAAATATGAATGGTTTAAAGAGGAGTGTATTGAGGAGGCTTTAGATCTACTTGGATCCTATGGACTTGACGATAAAGGATTAAGTCAGACTTGGGGGAAGGTATGTGATTTTGATCGATGGCTTAAGTCTTCCGATATAGAGTTGTATGAGGATATATCAGACTTTGTATTCATATCTTTATGCTTTGGGTACCTATGGACAAAGAGTGACATTGAGTCAACTTTTAAAATGACTAAGTTGGATTCTCTTCTTTTAATCTTAGAAATCGATAGTCGAAATAAGATCCACATATTGAGTCGATTCATTGAGATGATGATCGATGAGGAGAAGTTGGAGGAGGGAGTCTTTGAGCTTCCAGATCTCCAAGATCTCAAACTTAATACGGGTCCGATCATTTACGCGGACAACTCTTTGAGGATGACTGAGAACATAAGAAAGACACTCAATCAAATAAACATTGAGCTATCTATCAAGACGACTGATAAAGTTTGTCCCTCTTATCAGGTGAGTTTATTTTAAATAAAAAAAGACTCCAACTAGAATGAATCTGAAAAAAACTACTCTCTAATCAATAAGTAAAAATTGTTTAAAGTAAAAAAGTGTTTCTAGTTGAAGTCTGTAGAGCAATTTATAAACTCTTGATAAAGTTGTCAATATGTTTTATCTTCTAGATTAAAGAATGATTTTGATTGAAAAATTGGAATCTTTGGAAATAATAGAATAAAGTCCTTTGTTCTTATAGAAGAGGATCAAACATGAGCAACGAGCAAGACGAGAGAACTCCCGATCATCTCAAAGCGATGTATCCAAGATTTAAGACCCGCGGTATTAGTGGAACTCAAGTCTCGGGAGGGAAGATCACAGGCAAGGAACGCAATCCAAAACTCACGGGCCTTAATTGGGTACAAGAGGCAGAGGATATGCTAGCGACCGATCCTGTCGTCCGTCGATCATGGCATATGTTGAGACAAACTCTTCTCTCTGCGACTTGGAGATTTGTTCCAGGAGTCGAAGGAGATGAGACAGCGGAAGAGCTTGCACGTTTTGCAAATGAATCATTCGGCTTCGATGGATACGCGGGACAAATGTCCACATCATGGGAGGAGCAATTAACTTATTTATGGGAGTTCGTTCCTGTCGGTTATAGATACGCAGAGGAGATCTATAGAGTCGGACCCGATTCAAAAGGTAAAGTCAGAGTATGGTTGGACTATTACGCAGATCGGGAACCTTCAGCTCATAATCGTTGGTTGAGTAGAGATGGACAGCACTTGGATGGAGTCCTCCAGAACGTTGTCGGTTATACCTATACTCCCGAACCTATTCCATCCAACAAACTTCTCCTCCTTACATTGAATCGGACGGGATCAAACTTCGAAGGTATAGGAATGCTTCGTCCCGTTTGGTGGTGGTGGAGAACTAAGCAAAGAGTATCAAATCTCATGTGCGTCGGTTTAGAACGTTGGGCCTTACCTACTCCAAAAGTCAAAGTCGATCGCTCTCAAGCAGAGATGCAAGGATTAACGGACGCGGATCTCAACGCAATGATTGAGGAGGCCGCGGATCAAGCGGAAGCTTTCCTCTCAACTGAGTTGTCTTATCTCGTCGAGTCTCCTGTCATCCAATTTGATTCTTATTCGACAACTCCATACTTATATTCTCAAGGTCCACTCGACATCATCAAAGAATGTGACAATCAAATCTCTCAAGCCTTCCTAGCTCAATTCGCTAATCTTGGGATAAGTGATTCGGGATCTCGATCGGTTGGAGAAGTCCACCTCTCGGTATTCCGAAGAGCCGCGATCAATCTTTGCGATATAGTCGCAGCTCAAGTCTCGGGAGTAGATCGAAGAGGAGGAGGAACGATTGGAAGATTGATTCGATGGAACTTTGGCGCGATTGATCCAAGTAAACTCCCTCGCTTAACTCATACGGGTCTTGATACTGATGATCTTGCCGAATCTCTTGGAATGCTTCCAGGTCTTGTCCAATCGGGCCTCCTCACTCCCGATGATGATTTGGAGAGAGCAATCCGAGAAAGACTTGGAGCGGGAGATCTTCCCGAAGTTGCCGAGCGGACTCCTTTGGAGAGATCCATGAATAAAGGCGGAGGAGTTGCATCCTTTGCCGAAACTCTCCTCAAACGAAAAGGAAAAGACTATGGTCAAGAAGATTAGACTCAAAGCAAAGAAAAAGAAAACTTTGACTCAGACTTCCAAGGCTCCCAAAGGAAAGGTAAGCAGATCAAGAGAAGGAATCTTGATTCCTGCAAAGTCCTCAAAAGCGCAATCCCTCCGAGCTTATTCCGAAGCTAATCTTCTAGGAGAGGCGCATCCTGTTTATGACGTTCCCGATGGATTAACAATCGGTAAACCGTTCAAAACTTTATCCCTCGGACAAGTCTCCTCTCGTATGAATGGAGACAATATTGGAAAGGAGATCGATGAAGACCTCCTCTCCGAGATGCTCCGAGTATTCCAAGAGCGACGCGAAGCCGATCCCGTTATCATCGACTGGCAACACGCGACAAGTCCATTCCAAGGAGGGACTCCAGCTCCTCCCGAGAGTGGAAACGCTTTGGGACTCATCGTGGATCTTGATTTGAGAGACGATGGACTTTATGCTATCCCCGCTTATAACGAACGAGGACTCCAAGTAGTCAAAGACGCGGGAGGGATCTTATGGTCTTCTCCCGAGTATTTACATGGAGAAATATTCACTAGGGATGGAGGAGACAAGATTGGAGACGCTCAGCTTTTAGCGGTCACCTTGACTCCTCGTCCTGCTCAACAACATGACAAGATTGATCGAATCACACTGAAGGAGAATCTTATGGTGACCGAATCCGATTTAAAAGGAATGTCTCAAGATGATCTCATCGATCTCGCTATGCAAAAGGACGCTATGGTCCAAAGCTTAGAAGCGAAGATCAAAGAGATGTCTCAAGAGAACGAAGCCAAAATCAACAAAGACTCTGAAGCTCAATTAGCTGAGGATGAAGATCGTGATGAGATGCGAGAGGATGAAGAGAAACTCGCTGAACATGATGATAAAAAGAAGATGATGGAACATGACGAAGACAAGGACAAAGACGAGAAGAAAAAGGAGCACTATAAAATGAGTGAGTCTCTTCCTTCCGCTCAACTCCTTTCCGAGATCCAATCTCTTCGAGAGCAAATTCAAACTCTCCAATCTGAGAAACTTGACGCAGAGCGACGCGAAGCAGTTGGAGCACTTCTTCGAGAAGGTAAGATCTCTCCATCCGAAGAAGAAGCGGCAAGCAAAGCCTTCGACTTTAAAAAGAATGGAGACGATATCTTCTGGACTATGTTCTCCGAGCGTCCCTCCAATTCCGTTGTTCCTATGAATCAAGTAGGTCATGGAGCAAGTGGACAAGAGATCACTAAAGAGACAATCAATCTTAAGATCAAAGCATTATCGGAAGAGAAGGGATTGACTTATGCTCAAGCTCTTTCCGAATTCCGACAAAATAATACTCAAGAGTTCCTCAAAGCATACGGAGTGTAAATCATGCAAACTCAAAATATTGTAAAATCATTTGTTGCCGCGTCTACTATTGCAGAGTTCGACGTTGTGAAGTTCGATGCAAATGGGAAGATCGCTCAATGCGCTCATTCTGACGCGGGATCGACTACCATTCTTGGAATCGCTCAACGTGGATGCGCCGCGGGAGAAGTTACTGACGTTCTTATCCAAGGTGTATCTCGTGCAAAGCTTGCCGCGATCGCCGCTTTTGAAGGCGCGGGAGCTGCCGCTTTAACTGCCTCCAATGATGGAAAATTAGAGACAGCGGGATCGGGAGATTTTGTAATTGCTCGTATCCTTCCTAACATCAATTCAACAGCAAGCGCGAACAATGATCAAGGCGAAGTCCTTTTCTTTGGTCCCTCTATTGTTAAAGCTTAAGGAGTAAACAATGGCTTCATCATATAGTAATATCCATCCAGTAGATCAGATTCTAACGAGCCTCGCGATTGAGTCCATTCCTTCGGATAATCAACTCATCGCTGATCAAGTATTTGAAAAAGTAAACATCCCTGAGAGAAGCGGAACTCTCCTTATTGAGAATACTCGGAACTTCATGGGAGCGACTGATCTTGACTTGGAGCGTGCTCCTGGATCAAGTCGTGCAATGATCGGATCTTTTGATCGAACTAACTTGAGTTATAAAGCAAAGATCTACTCTGCAAGTGACTCAATCGCGATGGAAGACATCTTTGATTCTCAATATCCAGGATCTGAAGAAGCGCGTATCGTTCGCAAAGTTGCACGTACAATGAAACTTGCTAAAGAGAAACGAGCTGCGGACCTTCTTTTTGATACAGCGACTTTCACTAATAATAGTACAGTGGCCGCCTTAACAGGAGGAACAGGGAACAAGTTCAACGCCGCAGGTGGTGAGCCTCTCCATGATCTTCATGTTGTAAAAGATACTGTCTTCGCAAACTCCCACGGAATTAATCCCGATTGCTTAATCTTGGGTCGTGATGTATTCCGAGAGATCGCGCGTAATCCAGAAGTACGTGGATTCGCGGGAACAATCGGAGCAGGCTTTGCAAGCGGAAACCGTATCTTGAATGATGAAGTTGTAATCCAAGTATTAAAAGACGTTTTAGGAATCCCGAATGTATATGTCGGAGCCGCTCGTCGTGAGACTGCGAATCCTGGAGCCGCTTCAAGTGAAGGATACATTTGGACACGAGATACCATCTTCATGGGTATCCTTAAAGGATCTGATGCAGTTGTGTCTAAGAGTGGAAACGTTAAGGCAATGCCTGTCGCAGCTCTTGACTTCGAATACAACGGATTAAGCGCGGGACAATACGATGCTCTTGATTCGACTCGTCGTTATGTATGGAATGAGGAAGTGCAATCATTCACCAAGATTGATGACTCTTTCGCTTTCCTTTTGACTTCTTGTCTATAAGAGGCTGAGTTAATGTTCTGCTGTCTTGACGACCACGATCATATATTACTTGCGGAGAGGATCGATGCTGATGAAAAAGCAATCGAAGACCTCGCACGTCAAGCAAAAGAACAGCCTCCAATCTTAGCCCAAATCACGAAGGCAAAGATCAAAGAACTCAAAGCGGAGAAGAGAGCAGCAGATCAATTCGGAGTTGTTTATAAAAAAGCGACTCGTCGTCTTATGGATTCCCTAAAGGACACGATTGATCAATCTTCTCCCGAAGCTCTCCTCTCCCTCCCAAAGGATCAACTCATTGAATTAATCCTTGCTGGAGGGATTGCTGAATCTGTGGAAGATTTCATAGATCAGCAAAATAAAATGTTAGAGGCAATCAACGAATCGATCTCGGTTGTAGATCCAACGTGGACTCCTCTTTTCATTCAAACGGAAGTCGAATCCATCCAAGCCTTGACAGTTCAAAACGTCTTCGACGATATAGTCGTTCCAAGCGTTGCAAAGAATGTTAAGGACTCTCTCCTTTCGATGGTTATCGATACTCCTCCTTCTCTTGCAATCTCCAATCTCGCTTTAAGTTTAGAGAGAGGAGCGGGGACACTGCAAACGGAAGTCAGAACAAAGATCTCTCAATTTGGAAGATCTGTAAACATGATAGCCGCGGATACTGTCGGAATGGATCATTATCTATATACGGGTCCAAAGGATGGAATCACGCGCTCTTTTTGTCGTCCTTTGGTAAATAAGGTAGTCGACAAAACACAACTAGGAAAACTAAACAACGGACAAGGATTATCCGTTCGGACTTCTGGAGGAGGATATAATTGCCGTCACTCTTGGAGTCCTGTCACAGAATCCTTTGTAAAAGCCGCGGGCCTTGACAAAGCGACAGCCGCGGATATATCCAAAGCCAACTCAGGAGGAAAGAAAAAGCGATGAGAAAAGCTGTACTAAATAAGAACTATTCTTTTGAGTGGATCGCTCCAAGTCCGATCAATGGGACTCCCTCCTTGACTTTGGACGGGATCAATTATGATCTTTCCTTGTCTCGTCCAAATGCGACAGT